GTCAGTCATGGGGCGTAGAGGGTGGGGGTGGGGGGCAGTGTGTTGCTGGGGCGCTGGTAGCCGTAGTCGACGGCCATGGCGGCGAGGGCCAGGCCGAGGCACAGTCCGGCGATGTGTTCGGCGCGGACCCAGGGAGGGGTGGGGCGGCGGGGGCGGGTCATGGTGGTGGTGCGGGGTTTGCGGGTCATGTGTTGACGTAGGCGGCGCCGACGCCGTGGGCTTCTACGAAGATGTCGGTCTTGGCGCCGTCGCAGAGGCGACAGGTAAGGCACTGCGCTCGCGAGTCGGCGGCGGTGGCGGGGCAGAGCTTGCCGCTGTAGGGGGCGTCGCCCTGGGGCACGACGGCAAAGGTGCGCCAGCCCATGGCGGAAGCGTCCAGATAGTCCTGGAAGCTGTCGCACGAGGCCTGGAACAGGCCAACCGCCCATTGCGCCCATGGTTGGCGCCACTGGTGGCAGTAGCCGGTGTGGCCATCGGCGATGGCGTTGAGGTTACGCACTACGGGCGCGTTGAGGATGCCCGGATCGCCATAGGCACCCCAGCGGATGCGACGCCCGCGGAGGTAGCGGGCGTGTAGAGCGGGGTCGTACTCGGGATAACTGCCCCGGGCGAATGCGTACCAGACTGACCTCACGCTTTTGCCCACGTCGACATAGCAGGAACGCACCCAGCGAAAGCGCTTGCGCTTGGCATCCCATACTTGACGCCTGCGGTGCGGGCAATCGCCACAGATGGTGCGGTCGGCGCCAGACGCGATGGCCTCCAGCGGAGGCACGTCCGGGCGGAGGATGAAGACTTGGCACATGTTGCCGGTCTTGGCGTTCTCGGATTGGAGAACAAGCACGGCGATGTAGGGCTCGCCGTCGATCGGGGAGAGACCGCGATCGACGATGAAGCCGCGAAGTTTGCGGGACATGCTGTTTGTGAAGGGAAGGGGCGAGGCGCCCAGGGAGCCCGCCCATAGAAGGGGTGGAGCTCCGGGGGCGATTCAGCGGGGGAGTATGGGGGTGCCGGTGGAGGTGTCGATTAGGAGCATGGTCAGGCGTCGGGGTGAGGGGTCAGGCCGAGCTCGTGGAGGATCTGGCCGGTGGTGAAGTAGGGGGAGCGGGTGGCGACGGGGCCGGCGAGGCGCCACGAACGGAAGGTGCCGGACCAATAGAGGTCGGCGGGGTCCACACCTACGGAACGGAGTTGCTCGGGGGAGACGGGCGGGGTAGCGGGGTCGCGGAAGTGGGTCTGCATGTCAATAGAGGCGGAGGATGTCGTCGTCATCGAGATAGGACTGGGAATGTGTGGGCTAAGGCGGTGAGGCGCTCGCCCCAGGGGGCGTGCCAGCCGCCATCCCAGAAGCCGGCACCGTGGTGATTGCGGGTGAGGATGAAATCGTGGGCGGCGTAGTCCCATTCATCGCCCTCGGTGGGGTCTATGGCGGTAGCGCGGTGCTCGGTGGCGTCGAAGCCGAGGGCTTCGGCGGCTTCGCGGAAGCGCTCCCAATCGGCGCCGATGCGGTGCATCAGGTCGTTGCTGATACGGGTGCCGGGGCCGTTGCTGTCGGCCCAAAGGAAGGCATGGATGGCGGAATTGAAACGCATGCTGGACACAGCTTGGGGACGTGAGATGCAAAGCACCTCAGCCAAAAGACCCCCGGACGCAGTGCGCCAGGGGGAACTTCTGGGGGAGATGGTTTGTGCCCGGCAGAGCCGTGTGCCGGGGCTTGGCCGTCCTAGTGAAGCCGGAGCGGCGGGCTGCCCTATGGGCGTATCTGCAGACCGGGCGTTAAGGGGCCGGTGCACCCGCTGTGATCCCTGTCGGGAGCAGCGTTGATCCCCCTGCAGCAGCGGGATCGGTAAAAACACATGCAGTGCGCCCTCCTGCAGGAGGTTCCGCGTTCGCTTGCTTGCCCCCAGCCATCGGGTACTGATCGCCTCACCCTCTATCGCCAACTGTTACGGCGTTCGGGTATCTCGGCGACGGTCCTCGTGCTCGGTGTGATCCGAGCAGGCCGTCCGTGAGGTGCAAGAGCTAGCGCCCAGTCAGTTTGGGCGCACTGCTGCTATAGCTCCGGGATCCGCCCGGCCGGCCGCGCTTTATCGGCTGCGCTGTTGCGCTTAATGCATTGGTGGTTCTGAACTGAATGAAGTGTGGCACGTGGGGTGCCGATCTGTCAAGCAACCGGCCGGAGCCGGTACCGGTGCGCAGCCATGGGGAGCTGACCTGAGGCCTAGGCTCCGCGGGGCGGCTGCGCTCCCGATGTCTTGAGTATTGCACGGGGTCCGCCAATCCGTCAAGCAACCCGCTAGGGAGGGTTGCCTAGGAAGACGAAAACGCGCATGATGTGCGCGCGTGAGGTCAGTCTGGCACGGCACCGCGCGGCCGTCAAGCTACCCCAGTGAGTCTCATGCGTCGCACCTGAGGGACATGAGTCTCATGCGTCGCACCTGAGGGACATGAGTCCAGCCCTGCGTCGCAGTGAGACTGGGCTAGAGGGGGATATGTCACATCCTGGGCTAGAAAAACTGTATATAAATAAAAGTTGTAGGGGGTATGCTTGTGGGGTACCTCAGAGACCTGTATGCCTGCTCAGACATACCAGCGCTGCCTTCCGCTGACCGATGTGCACTACGCGCTCAACAGGAATGGCGCTCCACGCCCCATTCCACCAATAGTTGAAGATCTGCTCGAGCTATCTAGTACCTCGCCTTCGGGCCTTGTATGGAAAGTTGCTAGTAAAAATGGTAAAGCTAAAATAGGTGAACCAGCTGGTTCAAAAAACGGAGCAAAATGGTTAGTGTCCGTGCGGGGGCATGGAGTATTTTACGCACACAGGATTGCGTACTACTTAAAAACCGGTCAAAATCCAGGTAGTATGGTTGTCCGACACATAGGAAAAGAAGAACTAGCGCTAGGATGGCAAGATGATAACGGACGGGATGAAAGCGGAGTAGCTAAGAGCAGACAGAATAAAGACTACGTATCCCCACAGGAACAAACAGTGCGCATAGCTGTATCTAGGATACTACGTAGTAAAAGACCTGTAGTGGGTAACGTAACTAAAACCATGTACTTATACCAGGGAATACTGTATAGCGCTAAGAGCTTATGCAAAGAAGTAGGACTAAATTACTCCACTATCTATCAGCGTATATACCGCTGTAAGCACACAGGTGTATACGCTTTTGCTATGGAGGGCATAGAAGTAGAAGAATTTACTGTCTGGTAGCTCACTCGTTAAACGCATCCCAGTTATAAGTGAGCTCTACTCTTAGCTTGTGCATAGCTTTTTTGTAGATCGATGAGATGCAATAGCGGGATATACCGAGCTCGTCGGATAGCTCGTGGCGGCTGCGTTGCTCAAAGTGGATCGCTTGCACCACAAGGAGTTGCGTAGGGTCAAGGGTCGCGAGGGCTTTTTGTAGAAGCTCTTCGCGCTCGATGAGGGATACGGTGAGTTCTGGGCTTTCTGACGGGGTCGGGTTGTCAGAGCTGAGTACCTCGGAGATGGGGGCATCAGAGAGCTGACATAGGGCGTCAATGGAGGTGCAGCTGGTAATGGTGCAGCTGATCAAGGTCTCGGTGATGCGCTCAGGGGGAAGCTCGAGCTCGGTGCTGAGCTCATCGATGGAGGGGGGTCTGCCGTAAGAGGCAGTCAGAGTGTGCATGGCGCGCTTGATCTTGGTAGAAAGATCCTGCACGTTTATTGGTAGCCGTATTGTGCGGGAGGAGTTATAGATTGCGCGTGAAATAGATTGGCGGATCCACCAATAGCTGTATGTGCTGAAGGCGTATCCGCGGGTTGGGTCAAAGAGCTCGATGCCTCGGATGAGACCGAGGCTGCCTTCCTGGATCAGATCGCTGAGTTCGAGGCCTCGGTTCTGATAGCGCTTGGCGAGGTGGACAACTAAGCGCAGGTTGGTTCGCACCATGATGTCCAGGGAGCGCTTGCCGGGGCGTGCAATGTGAGCGGGGGCGGCGGAGCGGTCGGGCTCGGTGGAGCCGGGTGGGGTGTAGTCGACCCATGCGCGGATGCGATAGGCGTGACGGAGCTGGGCTTCGCGCGAGAGGATCGGATGCCGGGAGATGTCACTGAGGTACTGGGAGATGAGGTCCGACATCGCTGATCAAGAAGCAGCGGAGCTGTGAAGGTCGCGGACCAGTGAGCCGAGTAGCCAGGCTCGGGCGTGGGTGAGGCCGTGCTGGCGAGCGAGCTTGAAGTAGAGCTCGCTGTAGGGGCCGGTGACGGGGTTGCGACGGATGGTTTCGGCAGATGCACTGGAGGCGAGCCGCATGTACTGCGGTAGGACGGTGGCGAGATGCTGATCCACTAGAGGGTGATTTTTAGCTGAACGTAGTATGTGGTGCTGAAGGAATCGGCGGTGGAAGCTGGGGTGATTGTTAAAGCTTCGACGGCTACTCCAGTGATTTCGCTGAAGTCGTTGAGCACTCTGGCTATGTGGTCTTCAACGTTGGTGGAGTGGGCACGCAATTCGACTACGGATAGTGAGCTCATATGACTTCGGAGAAATAATCAAACGCGAGGACGTCGTCTACTTGGCTGTATAGCGCGTAAAGGGATTCGTCGTTTTCGATGATGTGGTGGAAGGCGAGGGAACAATCGTTCTCGGGGTCAGTCAGGGCATGGAGGTGGTCGAGGCCGCCTTCAGAGGCGTGGTCTGTGTTGCGCTCGGTTCCCGGGCGCGTGACTTTCCAGAGATGGGCGCCGAAGCGATCGAGGAGGGCGGCTTCGTTGAGAAAACGCATGTCATCTACAACGACGCGCTCGATGCCTTGAAGCTGGAGGCGCATGTAGCGGGAAGTCCAGCAGCGGAGCCATATGTCGGGGTGGACGCAGCCGCGGCCCCACTCGGTGCCCAGGGTGCGGAGTAGGTGGCGAGCGTCGACGTTGTCATCGATCTCGGGGAGAGGGGCGGTTTTGGCGACGTGGGTCGCGTGGTGCGCGTCCTGAGGGCTATAGCCGAAGTCATAGAGCAGCGAGCTGATCATTGACTTGAGCGGTTCGGCAAAGCTGAGGTGGGTGAAGCCGTGCTGTGTGACCAGGTGGTCGGCTACGGAAGATTTGCCGCTGCCGGCGGCGGGAGAGTAGATACCGATGAGCATGATCAGGGGCGGATAAAAGTGGGGTGGAGAAGGGTCAGGGTCCAGGCGTACATCGCCTTGGCGGCCTCGTTGTAGATCGGTGGGGGTTCGTCGCCGTTATGTGCGGGATCGCCGAGTATTTTCCAGAGCGCGGTGGCGAGGTAGCGGACGTTGTAGTCCTTGATCTCGGCGTCGATGAGCAGTGCTGTCACGGAGCTCAGAACGTGCGAAGCGGCGACTTCAAAGTCGAGGCCTAGGTGCGTGGTGAGCTTGCGGTAGAGCTCGAAGGACTCGGGGCTGCTGGGGTCAGCGAGCAGCTCGGGATCGATGTCCAGCGCGTTGGCGTGCTGCACTAGGAGGGAGCCTCCGATGACGTTGCTGACCAGAGCGTGGATAGGGGTGGTTTCGCTCATGCGCGGGACCGGGTGAAGCGTTTGATGCGAGCCTCGAAGTGCTGCATGTACTGGGTGAGCTTGCGGAGCGAGAGCTCTTCGATTTGAGGGGTTTCGTCGGGGATAGCTACGACGATCAGCGCTCGGGTGATATTTAGGCCTTGTGGTTTGTAGACGTAATTAGCGGCGGCGGTGTAAGCAGCAACTTGCAACGAGTATTCGTACATCTTTGCTGGGTTGCGGACTTTATCGGCTGTTTTCCAGTCCAGCAAAGAGGGCTGTTCACCATCGTCCTCTAGATAAGCGATGCAGTCGAACGTGCCGGCGTAGCGGAGCGGGTGGTAGATAGCTCCTTCGCAGACGAGAGGACGGCGAATGCGGTCGAGGAAGCTGCGCGTGCTGTTCCAGTAGGGCGTGTTGAGGAAGTCGAAACCGGGCTCGGTGCCGTCGAGTAGGTAGCGCTCGACAGCGTCGTGGTGGCGGGTGCCGCGGAAGCTGGCGAGGTTGCAGATGAAGTCTGCGCGGGCTTCACCGACGGACTCGCGCCAAGCTTGCAGGCCGGAGCTATCGCGGGTGCCGCTCAGGATTGTGGTAACGGAGCTGCAGGATCCGAGTGGTGTGGAGTAGCTGCGTTCACCGTTCTCGTGGGAGCGGATTGGTTCGTACTTGGGTAGGCCGCGGATGAGGTCAGCCGTCATAGGGGACGCCCTCGATGGGTAGGAGCAGCGCGTTGGCGTCGCAGTGGAAGACATGCATGAGATCGGCGAGAACGTTGGGATCGATCAGCTTGGTTTTGCCACTGGCCATGCGACCAAGGGAGTAGGGGGATATGCCAGAGGCTTCGGCGACATCGCGCAGTGTTAGCCGGGTGCGGAAGAGATGGAAGCGAATGTTGCGTCCGAGCAGCTGTGTGGTGTCCATGAGGTACTAAGTAAAAAGGGGAGCAGATAGCTCCCCTGTGGCTGTTAGGCGGAGGCTTCAGCGAATGGATCCTCACCGTCGTAGAGGCGATTCAGGTCACACGTGAGGTCATCGAAGCGTGCCTGAAGGTCAGCTTTGACAGCCTTAGGAGGTGCGGCTACTAAGGTATATTCGGTTTTTTTACCTTCACCGGTTTTGCCGATCTTTACGTCGTAGCCAGTGGGGTCTCCGTAGTCTTCGTCGGAGATGAACTTGAAGAGCTGATCCATCAGAGTCTTCTGAGTGATCTGCAGGATCTTGAAGTCATCAGAGGAGTAGTCGTAGACCACACCGGCGATGAAACGCTTGACGGTTTGGTAGCCCTCTTGCTGGCGGATATTGGAGGGGAGCTCTTCGGGCTTGCTCTCCCAGCGGATGGGCTTGTTGTCGGTGGTCCAGGCCTCGAAACCTGTCGCGCCTTCACCGAAGAAGCGCACTCGGACTTCGTCAGTGATCTTGGAGGGGTTCAGATAGCGACCGGCGCCGGAAGACTCCTTGGAGATCTCCGCGATGGCAACTTTTGAAAGGAACGTGGACATGGGGGCGAAATCCCGTAAATAGTGGGTGATGTGCCAGAGGTCGGGGGTTTCCCGGCCTCGTGAGCAGATCGTACGGGATTGGCGTGACTTCGTCAACGATCTGCAGGAAAACTCGCAATAATCAGTGAGTCTCGTGAGACTTACCGCGGTGGGTTGTCAGGGATCTGGTAGCTCGTTACGGTGAAACACGGTCAAGAAAAAACCCCCCGCTTGTGGCGGAGGGTCTTGGCCTTCACTTGCTGCTGAAATCGTAATGGACAAAGAGCTCAATGGCAATAGCTCGGATCTCTTAAAAGGGCGAGCTATCGAATTGCTGCGACGTGATGTATTTCCAGATGGATGGGCTTTTGTGCCAGTTGCGGGAAAAGCCACCTTTGTAAAGGAGTGGAGCACTAAGCCGTTGACGCGGATTGAGTGCATGACGGCCTACCAGCTCAGGCAGGAATACGTAGGCCTGGGTGTGGTGACAGGTTCGTTCTCGGGGGGACTCATAGCCCTCGACATCGATGGGCTTGACGCCGATCAGCGCTATCGCGAAGTGGCAGGGCCAGAGTACGAGGTCTATGGCGAGGAGCGGACCATGTCGTGGACTTCGGGTAAGCCCGGGCGTCGGCAGATCCTGTATCAGGTACCCAAGCGTTTGGTTCCCGAGCTCGGGGATGTGAAGACCTTGATCCTGCGCACGGACGATGGGCAGTGGCACCTGGGGCATGGGGATACAAACCGGGGTGCCGGTGGTGATGTGGACGCGATCAGTGGGGCTGCCTACGAAGAGGTGGTGCTGCGGTTCAACGCCTGTCAGAGCGTGGTCCCTGGCTCACCACACCCGGAAACAAAACAGCCCTATCGGTTCCTCAACTACAACGGCGGAAAGGTAGAGACGGCACCGCAGTGGGTGCTGGATGTGCTGCGCCCACATCGGAAGCCGGTGCAATGGCTGTCCGAGGCTGAGCAGAAGGAGGTGATGAGCGAGCTCGGGGGGCAGACAGCTGTCCCGCCACGTCAGATCCGTGGGTGGTTTTTCAAGGAGGAGGTGCAGTCGCTGCTGCGGCCGCGGTTGGCTGATCTGGTGTTCAACCACGAGGTGTTTGACCGGTACGGGTGGAAGAGCCGCGGTGGAGATAAGCCCCAGCGCATGAGCGGCTGCCCGTGGCACGGGGGGCAGAGCGGGACGACATTCCAGTACGCGGAAGAGACCGGTTGCTGGGACTGCAAAGCGTGTGGTGTAGGTGGTGACGTGCTCGATTTCGTCCACAAGATCCGCACCAAGGACATGCACGCTGGGCGTCCGAGTGGGCCCGCCCTCGAGGCCTATGTGGCGGAGCTGGCCGTGGAGCTGGGGTACGACTACCCGGCGTGCGCAACGGCGACCGAGGTCACCATCAAAGATGCGCCGCTGAAACGGCTATCGGGGCAGGAGTTTTTTACGGCAGCCGAGAAGATCATCAACGGGTACGACAATGCCGAGCTCGCGCATTACCAGTTGATGGAGCTGGTGCGGGACTCCGGGCTGACACACGTGTACAAGTCGGGGCCGCAGGTGGAGTCAGCGCTCGAGCGGTTCCTGCTGCACCAGGAGCAGGTAGAGGAAGACCCGCAGTGGCAGGAGAAGATGCGCGGGCAGCGGGACTACCTGATCCCGGACTTTGTGTCGGCACCGAGCTCGATTCTCTTGCACGCAAGGGGCGGGATGGGTAAGACACGCCTTGCCGTGCTGCTGGCCAAGATCGTGGGCCAGAAGCTGCCGATGAAGGTGCGGGGGCTGACGGTCGAGCCGACGGTCTCGGGGAATGTGCTGTTCATCGGCAACGACATGTCGATGACGGACTATGCGGAGTACCTGGATCAGCAGGGGATTGACTCGACCGGTGCCGATACCTGGTTCCGATTCAAACCGCAGTGGCAACAAAGCCAGTACAGGGTGCTCTTGCGGTGGCTGCAAGAGCTCAAGCCAGTACTGGTGGTAGTCGACTCACTCACGTCGGTGAGCACGATGATTGCGGCCAAGGAGTACGAGAAGGAGTACTCGAACACGCTGTATCGCTTGGCGCGGGAGAACGGGACGGCGTTCCCACCGACGACATTTCTGTGGATCCACCACAACACCAAGGACGGGACGAAGTTCCGCGGCACAGACACGCTGCGGAATGCGGTGCACGAGACCTGGGAACTGAAGGACCTGACGGACGAGGAGCGCGCTCAGTACGGGGATCATGCGCTCATCCTCGAAATCGACAAGAGTCGGGGCATGCGGGGTGGGGATCGCTTCCTGGTGCAGGAGGACATTGAGGAAGCGCTGAGCATTGAGGATCTCACCCCGACTGTGACCCGAGAGAACGGTGGGCAGGGCGATGAGACGCCACGGACGATCGTTCTCGGGATCCTCAAGGAGGCAGAGGCGCCGATGACAGCTAAGGAGCTGCGCTACGCGCTCAATAGCCGGCTGGCAGGGCGTAGGGGACCAGGGACGATCGTCAGTGAGAAGACGGTTAAGCGGTGGGCGCAGCGGTGGGTTGTTGCCGGCCTCGTAGAGGAAACCCAAGTGAGACAGACGGGACCTAAAGGTGGGAGACCCCAGGTGGGTTTTTCAGTCAAAGCCCCTATATACGAGGGTCGGAGTGTCCAAAACCCTCCTTCTTTCTTTGGAACTCCTTGTGCTGGAAGGGATTTGGGTTTTGGACAGGGTACAGACGAAATTGTCCAAAACCCCAAAATGTCCAAAACCTCCGAGGTCGAAACAGTTCAGCAAGGCACAGTCTCAGCTGCGACGCATGAGACCGAGCTGCCTGTGGAAACTTTTGTGGAAAACGCTGCCGAAATGCCCCTAGAGGTTTCGGACAGTTTCGGACACACGGAGGGGTTGTCCAAAACCTCCGAGGCTGAAACCCTCTCCAGCACAGCGGTTTCGGAAAAACCGCCGGAGGTTTTGGACACGGCCTCGGAGATATATGGGACCCCCGGTTCTACGCAGGACTACGGAGATTGGGAGGACACCGATTGGGGTTGATGTTGCGCTCTTAGCCCTGGCGCCAGGGGAGCTCGTCATCGAGCTCGGCCTGGTAGCTGGGGCTGGGCCCCAGGGTTGTTTCGCGGAGCAAGAGTGTTGCTATGAAGCTGCGCGATGTGAAGTGAGACTTAATGAGACTCTTAGCTAGAGCTTTTAGCTCTGCTACATTGGTACAATCATCGATCTGCCTTAGTGCTGCTTCTTGAGCAAAGCTAAGAGTAAGGTCGTCCACACAACCACTGCATTTAACCGAGTATGCCGTCCGATGAATCCCTTGCTCACAAGGAAGCTTTAGATAATGTGGATTTCGACTTCATTCGTGGTCCACAGGCTGCGGCATTGCTGACCCGGCGCGTTTCCGAGCTCGGGGAGGCAGTGGGTCCGCTGGGCGTGGATACAGAGACCACTGGCCTGGATCCACTGGTGAATCGCGTGCGTCTCATCCAAGTCGCAAGTTGCGACTATGCGTTGGTGGTCGATGTGGAAGGTTGGCGCACCGAGGGCGGGCGGCAGCTGCCTTGGGATGCACCAGGGCTACGTCAGCTGAAGGCGTTGCTCGAGGGGCCGAAGAAGAAGGTGCTGCAGAATGCTGCATTCGACTTGAACTTCCTAGCGGGAGAAGGTGTCGAGCTCGGTGGCTCGATCTTCGACACGATGATTGCCGCCAAGGTGGTGAACAACGGCACAGGGGCAAAGAACGACCTGGGGAGTCTGGTAAGCCATGTGCTGAAGGTGCCGCTGCCTAAGGAGCTACAGAAGGCCGATTGGGCAGGGGAGATCTCGGATGAGATGGTCCGCTATGCCGCCCGGGACGCGGTGTGTCTACCGAGGATGGTGCCCGCACTCGTAGCAGCGCTGAAGGAGTCAGAGGTGTCGCCCTCGGTGACGCTGTGGGACATCTTCAAGCTGGAGATGATGGCGCTTCGGCCCATCGCTCGGATGCAGTGGAACGGGTTTGGATTTGATGCGGTGTCTGCCGTGGCGCTGCAAGTCTCATTGCAAGACAATGCTGAGACGCTTAAGACGACATTCCTTGAGGCGTTGGATGCGGCGATCACAGCAGAGCATCCGGATGAGCCGGCTGTGTGGCTACCGCGGGATGAGGACGGGGTCTTAAACACACGTGAGAAGGACTCGGGGTCGATCCGCGCTGGAACCAAGCGCTACAAGGGGTTCAACCCGCGCTCGCCGAAGCAGATGGCGGAGCGGTTTGAGCAGGCGGGCATTCTGCTGCCACCAGACGAGAAGGGAGCACCGAGTTTGGATCAGAACCTGCTGGCGTTTCTGAAGGGGGAGTACGAGCTCGTGGCCATGTACATGGAGTGGAAGGCGGCTGTAACCCGTGTGTCTCACATTGAGAAACTGCTGGATTCGATTGGACCGGATGGGCGGATCCATGCGGGGTACCGGCAGATGGGGACAGCGACGGGCAGGCTGAGTTGCTCAGGTCCGAATCTTCAGCAAGTGCCGCGGGAGGGGGAGTTTCGGCGCCTGTTTCGCGCTCGTGAGGGTTACACCTTGGTTGTGGCTGACTTCAGTCAGGTGGAGCTGAGGGTGGCCGCCGAGCTATCTGGTGAGGAGCGCATGCTGGAGGCGTATCGAGCTGGGCGGGACTTGCACACAGAGACCGCAGCTTTAGTGACAGGTAAAAGTGCTGATACTATTACGAAGAAAGAGCGTACGTCCGCGAAGCTTTGTAATTTCGGGCTTTTGTATGGGGCAGGTGCTGCTACGTTAAGAAAGCAAGCTGTTGCACAATATGGTGTAGATATGGAGCTAGAAGAAGCCCAGGGTCTTGTTACTGGGTTTCGTGAAGCGTATCCCCAGCTTTATGAGTGGCAGATGCAAGAAGGCAATAAGACTACGCGCGCTGTATTTACTAGGTATGGTAGGCGTAGGATACTGACAGGCTTTAATGATAAATACACTACGCGAATCAACACGCAAGTGCAGGGTACAGCGGGTGACATCGCTAAGATTGCCATCGCGATGATATGGGACAACATAAAAGCGGCTAAGCCAGGGGAAGCGATGCTTATTGCCATGGTGCACGACGAGATCGTTCTCGAGGTTGAGGATGGGGTAGTGGAGAAGTGGGCGAAAACATTAGCCGGAGCTATGGAAGCCGCGGGTTCGGTAGTTTGTCAGTTGGTGCCTATCGTGGCGGAAGCTTCTTTTGGTAGTAGCTGGGCCGATGCCAAGTAGAGCTTTGTGTGATACGCTGTTTTCGTAGCGTTTTACCACTCATGCTCACTGGGCAAGACCTGCTTTCATTTGTGAAAGCCAATGCGGACATGGATCAAGCCGAGCTAGCTCGCGAGGCTGGCTACGTGCGCAATACGGATAAGGGTAATGAGCGCTTGCTCATCGGTAAGTTGCACGAGGCACTGCTTGAAGCTAAAGGTGTAAAGCTGAAAACCAGCAAGAAGCCTGGTAAAGCAGCACAGTTTATGACTACCGTCCATCGTAATGGTGTGATTTTGGTAGGCAAGACGTACTCGGAGAAGTTTGGTGTGGAGCCGGGCGATGAACTGCAGATCGTGATCGAGGATGATGCAATTCGGCTTGTGCCTCAATCTGCAGCGAGCGTAAAAGCCTCCAGTAAGTCTGTGGCTGTGGCTGGTTGATGGACGAGAGCGAGCTGCGTTCTCGGTTGTTGGCTCGACTTAACCGAATCGCAGAGCGTTTACCAAATGGGCTCCTTCATCGCTTGGTGGAGGATGCCCAGTTTTTTTATGACTGGAACCTGCGGAAGAAACGAGCTCGGGCGTCGGCACGTATGTCGCAGTACCAGGCTTGGCAGGGCAAGGTTGAGGACCGCTATTGGCGTGAGGTGCAGCGGCGCCGGTAGCGTGAAGTATCTGCGCGAAATCTGTGGCTACTCGCAAGACGTACTCGAACACCTGGGAGGGTGTGCGGCAGGCAGGGGAAGATGCTGGGGCTAAATACCCCGAGCTTGTGGCAGCACAGTGGGCACTTGAGAGTGGCTACGGGAAGCACACGAGTGGTAAACACAATTACTTTGGGTTAAAAGGTGCAGGTACGGGTAAGGAAACTAAAGAGTTTGTCGACGGAAAGTGGATAACGATAACGGCAGAATTTATCGACTTTTCTGATCTAGGGGCGTGTGTTAGATACTTGGTTACTCGATGGTACAAAGACTGGGATAAATATGAGGGGGTGAATCGGGCGGCGACGCGAGGGGATGCGGCGAAGGCGTTGGTGGATCAGGGGTACGCGACAGATCCGACCTACGCAGAGAAGTTGATCAAGCTGATGGATGAGCGGGCACCGTCCTCGGTGGTGAGCAAGCCTGTGGTTAAGGCGGAGCCAAAGTCGATCTTGTACCGGATCGAGGCGGTGCATGTGACATGGCTGAAGAAGGAGCCAGTTCCGGCTGCCGAGCTCGGTGAGAAGGAGAAGGTTCTGGTGCCCGTCGGGAAAGATTATGCAGTGGTTGCATACACGGAGCGGCCGGCGGATGGGCATGCGCGGGTGGAGTTGGCGGCGGGGGCCGGGACTTGGTTTGTGTTCGAGCCACACTGGCGGAAGGTGATCGGCTCGGGGGAGTTCATGCGCCCTGATGTCGATTGGGGCGACTTCAACTGTCTAGTAACGCCAAATCTGACTGTGGGTGAGATCTTGCAGTGGGACCGGCGGCGAATTCCAGGGCCGACGTCGTCGGTGCGGACGCGGTTGCTGCGCACTGCGGCGGAGTTTCAGCGAGTGCGCGAGGCGTGGGGGCGGCCCCTGGGGGTGACGAGCTTCTACAGGCCGGAGCCGATCAATGCCCAGGTGGGAGGGGTACCGGGCTCGAGGCACGTCCTCGGGGAGGCGTTCGACCTCTACTCAGTGGACCGGAGCCTGGACAGCTTCTACCAGTGGATAAAAGTCAGGTGGACTGGGGGTCTGGGCGATGGGCGACCACGCGGCTTCGTGCATATGGACACGCGCGGGGGCGGAGGTTTCGTTCCTGGGGCCGGTGCCAGGCCTGCAGCCGAGTGGCTGTACTGATGGACGACCGCACTCGGGAGAACTGGGCGAAGGTGAAGGAGGCCCTGGAGCGCGCAGGTAAGACCAGCAGCCCGTTCTATGCGAGGGCGGTGGCGGTGTTGAAGACGGGGCGGGACCCGGGGCCGGATTTTGGGGCTAAGCCAGGGGAGTTTGCTTAAAGTCCCAGCCCATGCCTTCGAGATACATCATTGCGATGTAGTGGTCCTCGGCGTAGCGGCAGATGCTGTCTTTGCAGGCGCGGTAGTACAGTTCGCCGCGCTCGTTTTCCAGCTGATCCAGGCTGAAGCCGTTGCCGTAGTCGGTGGTGTTGACGACGCTCATTTTTTGCTGCCGACGGTCATTTCGATATGACGCACGCGGGTTTCGAGATCTGTGAGCCGTTCTTTGGAGTCGTTTTTGAGTTCTTGGATGTCGGCGGCGACGGTGTTGACTGACTGGTCCAGCTTGGCAACTTGCATAAAAAGGCCAGCTAAACCGACCACTGCAGCGGTCAGTAGAGCTGGCACGATTTGGTTGAAGGGGTTTTCAGGGGGTTTGGTGCTAACGGGTGCCTCGTCGAAGTGCTCCATTACAAGACATGCCGCTGACCTTTTTCTCAGATTAGCGGCCCTGGCCGACTCGTTTTTTCTTGCCGCGTCTCCGAGGACGACTGTTCTGGCCGTACCCGTCTCGGGTGGTTTTGGGGCGACCAGCTTGGTGGTCAAGCCGGCCGGTGCCGGTTTTTGCTTTTGTCGCCACTACAAATCATCCCGTGGGTTAATTGCCACTAGACAGTAAGCCAAAAAAATGCCGGCGCACCAGGCACCGGCAAGCACTGCGGCAGTTAGCACGACTCAGTTAGCCCAAGGAACGCCGGCAGCTTTAGACGGATGACGCTGTTCGTCGATTTGAGTTTGCAAAGCAGCTTCAATTTCAGCAACTTTTTCGTCGCCGCCAAGGGCTTCCTGTACCCAGCCGATCACAGTTGGCTCGTCGAGTTGGTTGTATGGGATCAGGTTGTCGGGGCGCTGAAAGCCGATGCTGCCATATGCGCCAGAGGAATATGCCTCATCTGAGGCATTGACGGTGTAGTGGGCCGTAAACACAAAGCCGTCGTCGGTTTCGCGCTCAAGGGTGTTGATACCCCAAACAAAGTTGGTGGCCATGGTAAAAACCGTGTTCAGTAGCAGGTTAGTAGGAGTGCAACCAGTTGAGTAGGCCGGTTGCCCGCCTAGTGACGTGGACTGGCCAACTTCAAATTTGAGTCAAATTAGAAGGTAACTAGTGAAGGTAATTACTAGCGCTGGGAAGCGCGACGAAACTCTTCTAAGAAGTCCTCTCCCATCAGTTCCACTAGGTTTT